GAATTAGACTTCGAAGCCAGTACCATTACCTTCTGAGTGACTGACATGATACGGTCACGTAACACTGAGAAGGTCTGTGGAGCTGTGACACCGAAGCGTTGCTTCATCTCATCCAACTCACCCTTCTGTGGGAATACGTTAATCTTATCTACGTCTGTCTTACTCAAAGCATCTGATAGCTTAGCCATCGCTTTCAAGTCTTTCATGTATTGATTGCCCATCACAGCATTCAGTACAGTAGCATTGTTAGGATCAGTTAGATACTTAACAGCCCCACCATCTTTCTGTACAGCCTGTGCAATCACTTCCCTACGCATACGATTAGTAATCAATTCCTTGGACTTAGGATCAAGCATCTGTAGTTGTTTTAGGAACTTCTGGTACTCTTTAGGATTACCTAAGTTACCTGCAACATTCTTAAATGTGATCTCCAGGTTAGGATTCTCAGCTAAGACCTTAGCAGCCTTCACAGCCTGTTCAGTCTCATTAACCTGGTTTACTGCTGCATTGTATGCACGTAGCTCACTAGAGTTAGAGGCTGATATGTCATCCAAGGTCGCACGAAGTTCTGGCACAAGGTCAATGACTTCTTCATACTTCTTGATGTTAGCTTCCAAGACACCAGGCTTAATACGCCCTGTAGGGTCTACAGCTGATTCGTACAGCTTAGACATCACAGTATTACGTAGCACTGGGTATGACTCAGGCCCTATAGTACTAATGAACTGTTTAGCTGCTGAAGGGTTACGTAGCAATACAGGCGCTACTTGTTCTGCGTACTTCTTAGCACTGAGGTCCTTGATAGTATTGTTATCAAACGGGATGCCCATACGCTCATAGTACAGTTTATCTACTGCTTGGAGGCGTGCATTGAAATCACCAGGGATCTTTTGTCTCTGTTGGTTTACAATGTCCTCAAGCTGACGTAGCTTCATCTGAGCTGTAGCGTCCTTAGTAGTTCTTTGTAGTCTGTTGATCTCACTCTTAAGCGAGTCTACATTTTCAAAGCTAATTGGACGGTATACCTGCTCTGTGACTTCCTGTGCAGTACGACGAATTGCTAGAGGATCTGGTGGAGTCGTTTTAGTGACTGTCTTAGGCTTTAGGTAGCCCATGATCTTCTTATCAATCTCTGAAGTCTTACCAAAGATATCACGCATGTTGTTAGCTACTACGAACTTATAGATAGCTTCAGTACCATCAGCAGGAAGAACTGCACCGGCCTGTGTAGCTTCGTTGATAACCTTCTGATACTCAGGTCCAAGTGATTTACGTACTGCAGTTGACTTAGCGTCAATTAAGTTACGAATCTGTGTACCTAGAGCCTCTTTAGAAGTAGGTTCAATCCGTGCAGCTGTCTTAGCTAGTTTGTTATCCAAGTCGTATACAGTCTGAGTAGCCTTTGCAGCTTCTTTGACTAGGTTCTCATCTACTTGGGTTCCAACAATGCTCAGATTACGTCCACCGAAGAGCTCATCAGACTTATTCTCAATAGCTGTAACCAATGTCTCCATCTCACTGCGCACCTTGGCACGTAGCTCTGGAGAACGTCTAGCAACTTCATTGAACTTTGAACGTAATGCAGAGTTCTCAGATAGCGCTACAATCAGTGGATACTGATCAACACCTACAATGTCTTTGATGCCATCAAAGTCTTTGACAATCTGTTCAATGTTCTCAGCGCCAGCTTCTTCAGCAACAGACTTAAGTAGGTTACGTGCTGTACGACCTGCGTAGGACATTTCAAAGTCCTCTGCAGATAGCTTACGAGCCTGTTTGATCTCATCTACCTTGCTAAGTAGCTGTGAAGCCTTCTCAGAGCCTGCTGTAAAGACTTTCTGCCTAGGTGCTGCAGTCAGTGTAGGAACAGCACCACCGGCTAGTAGAGACCCTGCCATGGCTGCCTCAGGGCTAAACTCACCACCAATACGACCACCGACATCAGCAGCAACACCACCAAGAACACTCTCTATCGCTCGTAATCCAAGCTGTCCAGCCTTTAGAGGAGCTCCAAGATATGAAGTAAAGTCTGCAGCAGCACGGACACCTGAAGTAGCTAAGCCACCTGTAGGGTCTGCAGCACGTAGTTCCTGTTCAGTGTACTTATTAGCATCGAAGACACCATAGTCTTGTAATAGAGCCTGTGCAGTGTCTTGGTTCTCTTGGAACGTAGAAGACAATGACTCCATAAAGCTCATATCAGCAGTCTGTGCAGATCTACCAAGCTCTGCACCAGTCATCTTAGACAGTGGGTCTAGTACACCAGCCTGGGCAAGGCCGGATAGACCAGCAATGCCCTCTGTAACGCCTGTCTTTGCAGTCTCACGAAGCCAATCCAAGCCTGACATGTCTTCTTCACGTCTGCTTTTAGACTCTACCATAGCATTAGGGTCTACGGTAGGACCATCGAAGCTCTTGATGTACGAAGCCATCTCATTGGCTACATCTGTCTTACCTTGAGATACAGCCTCTTGGAAGACCTTCGTAGCCTGTTCTTTAGTAAGTTCCATCTTAGCCTCCAATGCCTAGCTGTTTAGCAAGCTCCTGCGCTTCATTGCTTAATGCAGGCTGTTTAGTCTGTTTAGACCCTGCAAGTCTGAATTGGTCAATGTTTACATTAAACTCACCGAAGTTATTATCAAACACCTTCAAGCGCTCATTCAGATCGTTAGCTAAGTACTCACGCAGTAGCTTAACAGTCTCTAGTTTCTCTTCTAACTTAGCGTCAGTAGAAGTACCTTTAGATACTTTACTCAAGTAGTTAGCAATCTTACTTGGAACACTACCGCCTGCAGCGATCATCTTGATCTCTGTTACGCCTAGGTTAGAGTCACCAGTGATCTTAGCCATCATACGGTCTAACTGAGCTTCAGAGGAAGGGTTGCCACGTAACGCATCCTGTCCCATCAACATAGCCTCGTCAGTAGACATGATACGATCTTTGATAGGCTTAAGCTCTGCACGTGCTTCTTTAGTGATTGCTAGTTTGTCTTGTGCAGCGTTACCAGTCAGCTCTACAGGTTTAGTGTAGTCAAAGTCAACTGGACGAGTACCTTCAGCAGTGATCTCTACTTGTTTGTTTCCAAGAATACCAATCTGTGTAGCCTTCTTAGTCTTCTGGTTTACAACAGTCTTGACGTTAGTGACTTTCTCAGCTTCCTTAGTACCAGGTTGGAACACAATGTCCATCTTACCTTTAGGGCCCCTAGTTACTACCAAGCCATTGTCAATCAAGCTCTGAGGAAAACCTGCAGTCAACATAGAATCAGCGTCCATGATAGTATGACCCTTCTTCTCTGCCTCAGCAATACGTGACTCACGAGCCTCATCTAACTCTAGACTACGCTCATCAATATCTAACTTACGTACTTCACGAGCTTCTTTACGAGCCTCTGCAGCTGCCTTAGCCTTAGCAACTTCTAGTGCCTCTGCACGGGTCTCTGCAACCTCCGCAGCCTGTGCAAGACCTGCATTACGGAATCGCTGTGCAGCCAAGCGGAGTGAAGCAGGATCTGCAGAGTCCATAGCCTTGGCAATTCCTTGGGCTTTAGCGGCCTGTGCTTCCTGTTCAGACATTGCAGCCTGCTGTAGAGCTCCTTGTACATCCTGACGACCTAGTGCACCTGAGATACCTCCAAGGCCTCCTAAACCACGCTGTACTAGATTCTGCGCAGATTGGTCGATGTTCTGTGCAATGTTGCCTGCAAAGCCCTGTAGGAGCCCTGGCAGAGCCGATGAAGCTCCACCGCTCCCACGAGTCAACATAGCCGCTGCAGTTAAGCCACGCTCCTGTAGCGCCTTCTGCTCTTCCTGTCGAACTTGTTCTGGAGTCTTCAATAGACCTTTAAACATACTAGCCATGATCCCTCCTTAAGCAAACAATCCAAGAATACGTTCTAGGTCTGATTGACCTGTTACGAATGTTCCTGTGTCTGCGTTGTATTCTGTTGGCGAGCTAAACAGGCCACTTAGTGCATCAGCAAGCGCATTTACACGCTGACCTTCTAGAGATGCTACAGCACCTGCGCCACCAATCTGTGACTCTAGACCAGCAATACCGCCTTTGTACAATGCCTCTGATTGGCCCTGTGCAGCTGCCTGAGCAATCTGACTGAATGGCGATGCAGCCTGTAGAGCTGCTAAGTTCTGTTGCTGTGGAGCGTATGCAGTACCAAGCGCAGAACCAATGTTAGAAATCTGCTGTCCTGCAAGCTGTGGAGCCATCTGCTGAGCAGTTAGGAAGTTCTGTGTAGTTTGTTCCTGTAGCGCCTTCTCTAGAGCTAGTTCCTCTGGCGTACCTCCGTACATTGCAGTACCAACACCTAAACGGCCCTGTGCAGCTAAGCGGTTCTCTAATTCAAGGCGTGCACGGTTTGTAGCGCCCTGTTGAGCGGATTGCATGTCTGCAAAGAGGCTTGAAGCAGTTGGTGTAGCTTGTCCTGCTAGTGCCTGTGCTTGGTTAAACAGAGCATTCTGCAGAGCCTGCTCTTGAGTTCCAAGTTGCTGTTCATAGCCACCACCAGCACCTACGCCAGTTGTACCGCCTGCAGCAGTCTTCACAGTAAATGGAGTGAACTTTGCAGCCTCTGCAGCTTGTGTTCCAATCTGTGGAGCCTGTGTAGCTGCTTGTGATGTTAGCTGTTTAAGATAGTCAATCTGCTCACCAGACTGCTGGTAGGGCATCACTGCCGCACCGAGCTGTCCAGCACCGCTTAGAGCACCGCTAATCTGTTCGAGAAGTGTAGCCATTAGTAAGTACCTCCATCAATAGTGTCTGCAGTAAGAGTACCAGTAACATTAATCGTAGGTGCTGTAACAGTACCAGTGAATGTCGGTGAAGCTGTATCTGCTTTGGTAGCTACTGCTGTTTGAATGCTTGTAAACTCTGCATCAATTTCTGAACCTTTGATGATCTTTGCAGGGTTTCCTGATGCCAAGGTATCCTTGACTGTAAAGTTTGTAGTCTTTGTGTAGTTACTCATTAGATAGTCCGTCCTACGATTGCTTGTGCTGTTAGGCGCTGGATAGATACTGGAGCACCGTCAATAGTTGCCTCAATACCAAGCTGTATTACTTGTCCACCGCCACTAGCGTTTACTGTAGGTCTGTTTACCAACACGCCTGCGTTGAACTCACCTGTGTTGTATTCTGCTATGTTATACTCAGAGATTACCTGAGTACTTAGTTTGAATGGTTTCTTCTTGTACGTGTAAGAGTAGTCATAGCCCCAGTTCAACACTACGTCTGTATTAGACCCGCCAATGACCGTTATCTTCAAGTTCTTTAGTAGCTTAAGGTTACTCGGAGCACCGAAGTCTATGTAGTTGGTGAAGTATGACATCTGGTAATTGTTGCCGTTGTCTTGGTAGCCATCATACTTCGCTATCCCTTGACTCTTACCTAAGTACAGTGTACCCTCTCTAGAGCGCATTGCAGCCTGCGGAGTGATTGTATCCCAAGTGGTAACACGGTAACTCCCATCCTGTAGAGGTGTCCGTGTATCAAAGCAATATGTGATCTGTACAGTTGGTAGGTGAAGTAGGTAGAAAGCGTCTTCAGGACTGTACACACTAAAGATATGACCAGTCTCTGTCAGCAGATATGAACTCAAGTTAGAGCGTATATTCTTAGATACGTCAGTCATTGGGATTGACTTCTCTTGAATAGTACGTGCTAAACTGCGAACACCTGTGTCGCTTAGGAAGATCAAATCAGACCCTGTAGCCTGTATTGAATCTCTAGAGATACATCCGATACCAACTATAGTATCTGCCAAGGACATTGTAGCTGGGTCCTGCGCACCTTGGTAGATCAGTATTTGACGTTTACCAAAGATAATCAATACACCATTATGAGAGGCTAGGCCGGTAATAGTGTCGCTACCGTCAGGCCAGACCTTTGATACGTCTATGTAGCCTGAAGAGCCTGTATCCCACTTCATGCCTGTTAATAGATCAGACCAGTAGATAGTAGTAGCGTCTGTAGATGTGTTAGCAACCCAAAGACGACCATAAGCGCTTAGAGCTACGTTACCTTCTGGTACAGTTCCTGAGTAGTCTGCATGGTCCTCTATTGCCACTGCAGTAGTACCATCGTACACAACAGGCTTTGAACCTTTACGGAACAGGTAATGCTTGTTGTTAAGAGTGGCAGAGCTATAGTAACCATCAGAGACTGTGTAACCTGTAGGAGTAATATCAGTGAGAGTCTCAGTTCCTTTGTAGATTGTAGATGCTGATGCACTGATTACTTCAGTTGTACCATCAGGCTTAACAAACTCACTTAGGAATACGATAGAGTCTGGATTAGTGTCTGTAACGTAATTCCAGCCCTTCCGTGCACCGATACGGCCAAACTGGTCAATAACACAGTTCGTAGCCGTTAATGCGTACTGCTCTGGGAGAGATGTTGGAGAGTCTTCGGTATTGAGGCCATAGAAGCCTGGTGCTTGAATGGCAATACTTTGTAATGGTTTAGCCATGATTTACACCGTATCCCAGATTAGTTCCTCTGGGTGATTGTTAGCATCCAAGGAGATAGCAGTAGCCAGGTCATTCTTAGCAAAGATAGCCTGTTCAGCACCACTGTCTCCGCCTGTCTCACCACGTTCACGTAGAGCATAGCTGTAAGCCCATTGCACTACAGGCTGTGAAGGGATCAATAGCTCATCACTGTCACTCTCTAGAGCTGCAGGCCGCTTGAGACCGTATACGCTTAGAGTCTTGGCTGCGTTAGGCGTTTGGTACAAAGTAATCTGCACATCACCGTTAGAGTCTGTGCCGTTGACTGCGAAGTACACAGGAACACCTTGTGCATTGTCAGTTCCAAGATTCATCTCACGAATACGTGCTAGAGACTCTTGGTAGAGCTTAGTGTTGTCTGTTTCGTTATGCGCATAGTAGATCTTACTACGCTGACCAAAATCTGTCAGACTGTATGTAGCCGTACCGGCAACTGTTGTGATTGTTTTAGTGCTACGTAGGGCTGTCCAGTCCCAAGAGTCCTCTACGAGCTGTTTAGCATCGTTTACAAGGTCTCCAATTAGCTGAGAGTAATCTGACTCAGCTACAGTTGTTACCTGCTCTTCACGGAGCTTACGTAACACTGCGTTTACTAGTTGTAAGTATGTCATGTGTGTTCCTATACGATTGGAGTACTTTCAAGAATCTGCCTAGAGAACAGAGGACCTTCTTCATCTTTCTGAAGCAGCGGATTCTCTAGAGTCGCTACAACTTCTTCCTCTTCGTCACCAGGCTCGTTAGCGATCTGCGATGCTACACCGGCTAAGGCTAGTCCTTGGGGTAATGTTAGATCACCTAGGTTTAGACTCTCTAGATCAATACCCATATCAGCTATCTCTGGCATTGAGAAGTCACCAAAGTCTGTGTTGATATCCATGCCTGAGAAGTCCATCCCTGCTAGGTCGATACCGAAGTCTAAGGCATCATTGAAGGATATACCTAGGTCTGGGAAGCTCATTCCTGAGAAATCGTAGTCTCCAAGATTCACTCCAAGGTCCGCTAACTGGGGTAAGTCAAAGTTAGACATTAGATCAGGAAGAGCTATGTTTATGTCTTTGAAGTACTGATCAAAGTCAAAGTCAAAGTCACCTTCAATGCCTGCAACCTGCGCTAATTGACCTACATCTGGTAACTTACCACCACGGTCATAGTATTCTTTAGCACCTGCCATGAGAGCATCTGATTGATCTTCACCGTTGTCTAGTGCTATACCAGTCTCAATGCCTGCGTAGCCTAGAGCAGTCATGTTAGGATCACCAGAGCCTATGTAGCCTGCAATCTCATCACCGAACTGATTTGCTAGGATTCTGTTGGTGTCTTCACCGGCTACGATGTCTGCCGCAGCCTGGTTAAGGTCCATGTAGTTGTCTACGAAGTTTACAGCATCCTCGCCGACTAGGGATGTCATTGAGGTCTTGAGCTGATCCTCTAGTCCTAGTTCTTTAGCAAAGTCAGCACCGTAGTTACTAACCAGGGCTGATACAGGATCTGCGCCATCCGCTAACTGAGCCCCTGTGTTGACTGCCTTTGCAATCTCAGGATCTATTTGAAGACCACTTAGGTCAGCGTAGGCACTAACGCCCAGTGAAGCTAGGTCAGCGCCTGTTAGCTCTTCACCACTGTCTAGCTTTGCGTAGGCATTTAAGTAAGGAGCTGCTGCAGGGTAAACAAACGAAGCTACAGCCCTAACATAAGGGTTCTGGATAGCATCGTCTACAAAGTCTACAGCGTCCTCTAATACATCGCCTACGTTTTCTATGAAGTCCTGTGCAGGATCTAGTATGACATCTTCTACAACATCGCTAACGTCATCCCATACATCCTCAACTACGTCAGAGGCTTCATCCCATATTTTCTTTACTGCACCGCCCATTAAACTCTATGCCTCAATAAATTTCCAAGTGGTCTAAATCCAAATAGCTTAGCAAACTTTGCAGTCTGTTCTCTAGGCGGTAATGCGTATATAGGGGATCTATATAGTTCTCTGAACTTCTTCCACTTTGATTGTAATTCTTTATATACAGTTGGATTCCATACTCTAATGTCAGCATGAATGAAAGTAACTAATTTATTATCTTTACGAAGTACCTCAAGGGATACTGTGTATTCATCAGAATATATAATTGGAATCTGCATACAATGTGTCTTTGTTAATACTATATAGTTATTATAGCATACTTTGCCTGGAATGTCAAGAGTTAATAGCTCCAAACAGTAGGTCTTGGAGACATCTCAGGTTCTTCACAGGCATCCAAGTGAATGAATCTGCCTGAACCCTTCTGCTGCACACCAATGCCTGTAAAGACATCCATTGCTAGTGCGAGCTTAAGCACCTCATAAGCCTCACCACGGTCTACTGCTAGGTCTATTGCTTTACCAGTGCTGTGAGCTCCTGCAGAGGCCTTCCTAGCCTCGATTGGGTGCTCAGGGCATCGGTAGCCCGAGGTAACTCTTAACGGCTTACCATAGGCTTCTCTGAGCTCGTCAAGGGCATCCATG